AGCGATCCGCTCGCGGCCGCAGAGTTCTCCAGCGCGCCTTCGCCCTGCGCCATCCGGAATTTGTAGCCGGGATCGTTTTGCTCGGTGACGTCGGTCGGTGCTTGGAATTGCTCCGTCCACGGCGTGAGCAGCCCTTGTCCGGGCGTCGAGAGCAACCCCGTGAGGTTCGTGAGTGCTCCCTTGCCGGCGGAAAGCCAGGGTGCGAGGTTTGCCTGTTGCGTGGTCCATTGATCCTTCTGAAACGCGAGGGCATTATCCGCTTCCTGTTTTTGGAGCTGCGCCGCGTCTTCGGCGGCTTGAGCTTGGGTGGTCGCGGCTTTACCGGAGGCACTGGAAGAAAGCGCAGCTCCACCGAGCGCGCCGGCCGCGCTGACTCCAGCTCCGATTGCAATGGCTGTCGATGTCGCTACACTCATGCGCGGGTTCCTTCCAGGTCGTAGAAGCAAATCCAGATCAGGCGGCCATCTTCCGGCCCTTTGCCGAATCCCTCAAACGGGAAGCGGCTGTGAAAGAGCGATGTGGGGTAGGTGATGAAGCGGTTGAACTTCATGGGAACGAATGCGACCTGCTCCCAGTGCTCCAGCTCTTTCCACTCGCGATCCATCGTGCGATAGAAAGCGTCCGCGTCTTCACCCTCGGCTGTCAGCTCCGCTTTCGATGGCAAACGGTCGATGCCGCGCGTCTTGTGTTTCCAGAAAGCGGTTCCGCCCTTGCACTGCTCCGGAAGATTCAGGTAGAGCACGGTAGCGAACTGCGCGCAGATGTCGTCGCTGTGAACCCAGCTATGGGGAAGTTCTCCATCGAGGTTCATGCGGAAGCAGGAAATCTTCGGAACAATCTTCTCGCCGCGCAGTTCCGAGATCCGCGAGAGCCAGTGGTGGACCGGGAGCATACAGATGCCGGTGTAGTCGGCTCCGTCCGGGCCTTTGTGGGTGCCGAACTCGCTTCTAATCACGAGTTCGCGAACCTCGCGAAGATCCGGAGCAAAATCATCGCAATGCAGGATGGGTGTCATAGATTGATCTGGAAGGTTGATTCCACGAATTCGTATCCGAGATGCCGATATAGTCGCGACACCCGCTCACTGGGTGCGATCATGTGCAGATACTTCGCTCCCGCCAGATGTGCGCGTCTTTTGGTCTCGTCGAGCAGCTTCAACCCATCGCCGCGAAATTCCGGTTCCATCCACCAGAACACTTCCCCTGCGACAACTTCTCCGGAGATGAAGTGGGTGTGCACGATAAAGCCCAGCATTCCCACAATGACTCCGTCGCGCTCCGCCAAGAGCAGCCCATCTTTCTCAAGTAATTGCCGGCCGAGTTGCGCCATGCGTTCAGGATTGTCCGCGAGGTATTTGCTGTAAGTGCTTTCCGATCGGAAACGGCGACCCATCTCGACCAGGCGCGGAATATCTTTCTCCGTCGCGAGCCTGATCGTCAGAACGCGTTCAGCGGTGTTCGTTTCCATTGGTTGGTCACCACACACACATAAAGAAAGTTTCCGTCGGTCGCCATCTGCCCCGGAATTCCTTGCGCCGCGGCCGTCGCCGGCACGCTCCCTGAATTCGCGGGCGAGGTCAACGCCGGCGGGAGCAGCTCCAGCCATTTGCGCAGCGAGTCGGTGGCAAGGCCATCTTCTTCAATGAATCTCTGGCCCTCGATTGGGGGCGGCTGAAACTTGCCGGCCACTACGCGTTGCCCTCGGTTTGTTGTAAGATCACGGCCATGTTCGGGAAGACAAAGCCGACCGAAGCAGTCTTGATGCTTAGTGTGTCCGTCGCGCTCAGCGACGACGCCGATTCCCGCGAGAGTGTTGCGACGTGGATTCCCGTCGCGGAGTTCGATTTGCCTCTAGAAGAATTCATTCGCCGTCACCTTCAGCCATGTTGCGAGTTGCTCCGCAAGAACCGGCACGTGCAGATGATGGCCAGACGCCCACTCTCCTAAGCTCGCTTCCTCAACTCGCTGGCATAGCGCGGCGAGGGCTGCGCATCTTCGTCGGTGAACAGGTAGGCATCAATAATCTTCCAGTCGGCCGGGTCGGTCATCACGATCTTGAACACGCGATCCCAGGACGAACCGAGACGATCCCAGATCACACGCTTGCGGGTCTCGCCCGCTTGCCCACAATCGCGGTCGTAAGGGTCGGACCAGGTCTTTCCGCCGTCGTTTGACAAGTACAGGCTCACGAGCGGACCGCGCCCTACTTTGCCCAGGGCGAACGCCTGCAGGATCGAAATCCCTCCGCCCAGGTTATTGAGTTGCAGCGTCCAGAGCTCATCGCCGAGGCTCGACACGAAGCGCATCGACTGCGGATAGGAATCGACAAAACTCGGCTGCAGGACGGGGGTGATGACACCCAGGGCAGTGATGGTGATCTGCCAGGAGGTTGTGTTCGTCTCGTCATTCAGGAACAGCGTGGTCGCGTTCGACGGATCTCCGCCGACTGCGACGGGTGCTGCGATGATGCCGTTCTCCCCGATCTGGAAGTTGCGCAAGACGCCCGCGGCATCGAGCAGAGGAATGATGGTAGGAATGTCCATCCCCTGAAACGTTGGCCCCAGGCCGGTTTCGAGATCGAGCTGCAAGCGATTGAAGAAGATGCGGCGCTGCTCGTTTGAGAGATGAGGGGCTGCGCGCTCTCGCCGGATCTCGTTGCCGAAATCGGACAAGATGTTGATCGACTGCTGGTAGACCGCACCGGTTGTGGGATCGCCCACCAGGTGCATGCCGAAATTAAAAGTGTGAAAGCCGGCGCGGCTCTGGGTGAAGCTTCCCGCCACTTTGTTCCAGAATCCGCGCTCGTGCCACATTTGCGTGGCGCAGTCGTAGACCCAGGTCTTCTGCGCGGTGGGGAAGTTCATCACGTAGAACGTGTGCCCCTGGTCCTGGTAGGCGTAGCAGACCGCATCGGCGGTAGTCGCGTAGGTCGAGAGCGCGAACTCGATCGCGTGCGTCGAGACGCGAAGCGGTGTGTAGCCGTTGAGTCTCCAGACCATGCCGGAACCGCGGGAGTCTTGCCCCAGCCAGAAAATGCTGTTGTCGAGCTTGGCGACGGAAAACGGTGCGGCGAGCCCTTGTTCGATGAACCCGGACTGATCGACGTCGTAAGGGAAAGGGAAATTCCCGGAATCGAAGTAGGCCTGGATATTGTTCGGGCCGAAAACCCACAGCCGGCGGGCGTTTACATAGATCGCCGAAACGTTGTCGCTGAACACAGAGACTTGCGTCTCACTCACGCCCTGCCAGGTCGAGCCATCCAGAGGATTCGACGCTTGAATCTGGTTCGAGTTTGCGATCAGCGCGAAAAAGAAGCCGTCACCGTAGACCACCTGAGCGACCGGCCCCAGCAAACCGAGGCCAGTCGCGCCGTTGAACAGCGGAACCAGGTTCAGCGTGTTGACGGCGAAGATCGCATTCGCGACGAGCTGAAAGCAGTAGAGGTTCCCCGCGCTGGCGATCAGCACTTGCGTCGGTCCGGAGGCGAGCGATACCGGCTGCCCGTCGCTCACGATTGTCCCGCGGTTGATCTTGTTGGGATTAGCCGTGGGCGCGAGCAGCTCCCAGAGCACGGTTCCAGTGACGGCGAAGGTCCGGCCCTGGGCGGTGATCTTGCCGCGTACGCCCGCGGCGCCCAGATCGTAAAGCTTGTTCAGGCCAGGGGTGCGATAGAGCGCAGCCGCACTTTTCCCCTGCCCGCTCTCGATGGTTTCGAGGAGGAGATTCTTGCAGGTCTGGCAGTCGGCGATGACCGACTGCGACTGGTAAGCGGGACCGACGAGGCCGAAGCGGGCCATGCTACTCCCTCATCCCCGTCAAGAAGTTGAAGTCCGGTCTTCCCCTGCGCCCTGAGCCCGGCATCCCGCCGCCGTTGGTCGCAATCTGTGGCGCCTTGTCGTTGTTCGCTTGGACGATGCGCGAGGCACGGTTCCACTGCTCCCGCAAATCGGGTGGAACGGCGCGGCTGTAGGACGGGCACAGCTTCACCGCGAGATCGCAGACAATCCAGTCCCAGTATCCCTG